TTTGAAGAAAAAGTTGTAGCTGAAGTTATCAAGAAACATTTTCCAGATAATCGAAGAATCATAAATGAACTTCAAAGATATTCTGTGACTGGACATATCGATAGTGGTATATTATCTAATCTATCAGAAACTAATATTAATCAGTTAATGCAATTGTTAAAAGACAAAGAGTTTACTTCTATACGTAAATGGGTTGGACAGAATATTGATGGTGACGTTGCACCTATGTTTCGTAAGATATACGATACAGTTAGTCAATATGCAAAACCCACAAGCATACCACAAGTTGTAGTTACACTTGCTGACTATCAATATAAGTCTGCATTTGTGGCAGATCAAGAAGTCAACTTTATGGCTTTCTTAACTGAACTTATGGTTGATACAGAATGGCAGTAAAGAAAACAAGTCCATTCAATTATATCAATGCTATCAATACTTCAAAGAATAATCTTATGCGAGGTAGTAATAATGATACTATCGCAGAAAAAGAATATAGTCCATTCTTAACTAATAGAGCATTATCTTATTTCAACGATACGATTGGTTATGCTAATGAAATGAATCAGAGATTTGCAGTAGACAATCTCCTGCAATTTGAGTATTTACTAAATATTGTCAGGCCCAAGAAGAGGTTCTCAAAGTGGGTGAAGAAAGATAATGATAGGGATATGACTCTGGTGAAAGAATATTATGGCTATAACAACACTAAGGCTATTCAAGCCCTCTCAATACTTTCCTCACATCAAATTAAAATTATAAGAGAGAAATTAGAGAAAGGTGGAGTATGATAGAACTAGAAAATTTAGTAGAAGTCTTATTAAAGAATGATGAAGACTTCTTAAAAATACGTGAGACTCTTACACGTATAGGAGTGGCATCTAGAAAAGATAAAACATTATATCAATCTTGCCATATCCTACATAAGCAAGGGAAATATTATATTGTGCATTTTAAGGAGCTTTTTGGACTAGACGGAAAACCCTCAAATTTTACTGAAGATGATATCTCAAGAAGAAATACAATAGCTAATCTATTAGCAGAATGGGGATTGATAGAACTAAAAGTTCCAGAGAAATCTGCTAATCCAGTGGCGCCACTATCACAAATAAAAGTATTACCCTATAAAGAAAAAGATGGTTGGATTTTAGCCGCCAAATATAATATAGGAAAGAAAAAGTGAGTCCATATATGAGATATGAAACTAATAGTGATAAAGTAAGAAAATTTATGGAAGCTTTCGGACAATTAAAAAATGCTCCTGAAGATCCAGAATTACCTGATGCCGAAACAGTTAAGTTAAGATTAGATTTAATTGTAGAAGAAGTAGAAGAGTTAAGAGAAGGACTCAATCGACAGAATATGGTTGATGTTCTAGATGCTCTATGTGATATCTTATATGTAACATATGGAGCAGGCCATGCATTTGGTATAGATTTAGATGAGCCATTTAATAATGTTCATCATAGTAATATGTCTAAATTGGGTGAAGATGGCAAACCAATATATCGTGAAGACGGAAAAGTATTAAAGGGCCCAAATTATTATGCACCTAGTCTTGCAAAATTTGTATGGGCTCCATATGAAAAGAAAAGAAATAAAAAAATTTTAGAGATAGTTGAAAATAAGACATAAAGTGCTTATATATACTATAGAGAGTGCTTATGATGAGGCTCTCATTAAATGTGTAAATTCTAGCTTAACAAAGGAGAATTAAAATGACTGGACTAACCACATTCGATATTAATCGATTTACCCCCTACGCAGTTGGATTTGATCGTGTATTCGATCATCTTATTAATCATAGCCACAATATGGCTACTTCAACTGGGTTTCCACCTTACAATATAGTAAAGCATGATGATGCCGAATTTTCGATAGAAATGGCTCTCGCTGGACTCTCAAAAGATGACATTGAAGTTGTTGTCGCTGAGGGCGTTATTACTGTTAAATCAGTATGGGACGACAAAATTGAAAATGCTGAAGTATTGCATCGTGGGATTTCTCACAAAAAATTTACACGTAAATTTACTATCGCTGATGATATAGAAGTCAAAGAGGCTTCTCTTGAAAACGGCTTACTTGAAATAAAACTTGAAAGGATTATTCCTGACGAGAAAAAGCCAAGGGTTATTAAAATCAAATAATAAGCTTTAGTAAACTTATAAATAGGGGTAGAAGTAAAATTCTACCCCTTTTTTATTGCAATATAAGGAATATGAAATGCAAGCCAATTTATCAAAATGTTTAAAAATTATACTTCATCACGAAGGTGGTTATGTTAATCACCCAAAAGATCCAGGTGGTGAGACAAATTTAGGTGTCACTAAGAGAGTATATGACGAGTGGGGTGGCACAAAAGATATGAAAGATTTGACACAAGAAGATGTTGAACCTATCTATGAAAAGAATTATTGGGACAGAACTAAGTGTGATGAACTACCATCAGGATTAGATTTATGTGTCTTTGATTTTGCCGTTAATGCAGGAACAGGCCGTGCGGCCAAGTATTTACAAAAATTAGTTGGGGCAACTGCCGATGGAGCGATTGGTCCAGCCACTATGAGAAGTGTAAATGCATATCTAGATGAGCATGGTGTTAAATACGCAATCGAAGAGTATAATAAAAATAGACAAGCTTATTACGAAAGATTAAAACACTTTGATACTTTTGGAAAAGGTTGGACAAGAAGAGTTACAGAAACAAACGAAACAGCTTTAGAAATGGTGTAAATGGTTTATTCGCTTAAATATTTTGCTAATGGTATAAGTGTTGGCACAACTGCTGGGAAAGTGCATTTAGGTGCTGACTCAGGAAAACTTAAATTAACTTCTGGTGGTTCATCAACACTTATTCAGCCCGGTGCTGGTATAGTTGGAGATGGTGGTGTTACTATAGTTGCAAACACTTCAGTTTTACCGTTTCCTGTAGGTAGTGTTACTAATGGGGCTTTGTATTTTGCTTCTGGTAATAATGCCTTGTTTTTGAAATCTGGAAGTGGTTGGTATAAGATAGCAACAGTTAATCAAGCTCCTTCTATAACATTATCTTCATCTACTGCAACAATAACAGGAGATAATTTAACTTTAGATTTTACTTATACTAAAGTTGATCCAGATGGTATGACACCTACTGTTACTTTAGCAAATTCTGGTATTGCTACTACTGATGTATGTACAATTACTCATACAACATCAAACAATCACGTAAGAGCAGTATTCGATGGTGAAACTGAATTATCTGATGTTACAATAACATTAACAGTTTCAGATGGTATTAGTACTGGTGTTGGTACTATGACAATTAGTACTTCATATAGTACACTTGTTAGTGAATCTGAAAATGTAATTTATACAATGAAAAATGTTGGAAATAATGGACAAAACTTTACTATATCTGATAGTTCAGATTCTAATCATACAGTATCACACGTAGGGACATCTTGGGGGCCCCAACAACAGCAAACAATAAGTCCTTATAGCATAAATGGTTGGAGTGCTTCTTTTGGTGGATATTCTCTTAATAAAGGTTATAACAGTGGTTCTTATAGTGGTGGTTTCCATGTAACTCTGCCACAAAAGATCATATGGAGTTCTGATTATTGGCCACCAACATCAACAAACAATATAAGATTTTCTACTGGAACACCAAGTGGTAATGCAAATGACTTCACATTAGAGTGTTGGGTTTATACTACAAGACAATCTCTAAATATGGGATCAAATCGATATATTATTGATATGAGAGGTGATAGTAATAGTGGTAAAGGGCCAGCAATATATCAAGATGGCTCAGGAAAATTTACAGCTTGGGTAGGTGGATATTATTCGGAATCAACTTCTTGGATACAAGATGTATCACAGGCTCAACCACATAAATGGTATCATCTTTGTTATGAAAGATATGGTACAGCTACAACATTTTATGTTAATGGTTCTCCTGTAGGTACTATTGCTAACTCAAGTTACGAATTAGATATTTCAGCATCTTCTAGTAGTCCTATGATTATCGGTTATAACAGAGGTGCAACTACACAAACTTGGACTGGTTTAGTGCATGATGTAAGATTTACAAGAAAACAAGCAATATATAAAGGTAAATTTATACCACCAACTGAACCATTAACAGCTACGGCAAATACTGCATTATTAACTTGTAATAAGCCTTATGCTGTTGGACTTTCAGATGGTGATGGAACTAATGCAACAGATATTCTAGTGGGTTCTAATGCAAACTTTGTACCTTTTTCACCATATAAACACTCAGCACCTCATGATAAAGATGCACAATGTGGTTCTACTGGATATGGTGGTAAATACCAAATACCCGCATCAAGTGACTTTACTTGGGGCTATGTAGGTGGTGGCAGTACAACTCAACCAATATGTATAGAATTATGGTTTTGGGCCAATTCTCCTTCAAACGTAGCACATACGTTATTAGATACTCGTAATACTTCAAGTAATAGTCCAAATGGTGCCCAAGGTATAGTTATACATAGAAAAAATGACAATAAACTTTATGTATCATATGGAGCATACGGCTCGACTTCTATTACAGACTTTTTGAGTGACTCTAATGCAATGAATAGTGCCCAATGGACACACGTTGCTGTTACTGTCAATGCCGCTGGAACTTGGAATTTATATGTAAATGGTAATTCTAGATCTTCTTCTTCTACTACTGTTTGGCATGGTGGTACTGGTCCTATTACATTAAACCATCGTCATGACGGAACTGGCCATGGTGGTACTGTTGCTCTTGGCCAAGTAAGAATAGTTAAAGGTGATCCAGTATATAGAAATGTTTTTCAAGTTCCTAATGGTCCTCTCACTAAAACTGGTGGTGGCTATAAAACAACTAAACGTCCAAATAATGGCGCGGCAAGTGCCGCTAACAATAGTATAACTGCAAGTCATACAAAACTTTTATTAAATTGGAATAATTATAAAATGTATGACACTACTGGTGGTTGGTCCCAATGGGGAGAAGAAACTAGTTATTCAAATGGAATGGGACCAAGAACTAGTACAACTGTACAGAAGTTTTCAACACCTTCTTTAAAGTTTAATGGTACAGATGAAACTATGACATCTTACAATACTTATCTTGCAAAAGTGATGCAAACAGCCCACTGGAGAGAAGATATAACAATTGAGGGTTGGGCTTATCACGATAATGCTACAGTTGCCGCCGATGCAAATGGATTTGATAGAGGTTTTTTCAATTTAGGAGCTTCTGGAACTCAGTCAGTATGGGACGTAGTTTATATTGATCACAGTAGAGGTAATAAAATATCTTACTATCATGGTGGACATTCTTCAGGAAGTGATGCTTCAACTTCAGGAGGTTCAGCTTTAACTCTAGATCATTCTGGTAGTGCATTTACTGGACAAACTTGGCATCATATTGCATTAGTAAGAAAACAAGGTGATCATGTTAAGATTTTCATAGATGGTGAATCAAGTGGTTATTTAGAACATCAAGGTGAAATTGGTGGTTGGGGTTGGAAATTTTTTGGAAGTTCTGGTTATACTACAACTGGTGGTTATAAATGGACTGGACCTTGGTTAGGTTATCTATCTCAATGGAGATGGACAAAAGGTGAGGGTAGATATCCGTTTGAGCCGAAGAGAGAAACTCTTACAACTACTACTTCATTTCAACAAGGTATTACTTGTAATGCATCAAATGTAAAACTCTTAGCGGGAACTACGGCTACAGCAACCCAAGATGTTAGTGGTGTAGGGGCAACTCTTACAGTCAATAATGGAATGACTGCTTCTACTTTTGCACCACGAGGTGATATGTATTCTTTGCTTGGAAATGCTCATAGGGCAGCCTCAGATGCCCAAAAGACTATAGATACACCCGCAAGTGTATCAAACTATCAGATAGGTACAGGACAATTTACTTTAGAATGTTGGGTTTGTATTCTTCAAGCTACAACAGGATATACAAATGTTTCATGTCCTATACTAAGTGCTATGGAAAGTTCTTCTTCTGCTAATTTACAATTAAAGTTTAATGTTACTCATTATAGTTTTGAAGTAACGGGTTCTGGTGTTAGTACTGGTAGTTCTAGTAATGCTGAAACTAATAATAGAATGAAAAGTCATTGGGACAATTATGGAGGACTTACAGGTGGTGGTAATCAGATGCCGCATTGGAGACATGTAGCAGTAAGTAGAGATGCTAGTAACATATATGTTTTCGTTGATGGTAATTGCGTTCATAGTGCCGCTCACTCAACTAACATTGCAAATGATAGATTTAGAATAGGTGGTAATGGTAGTGCTGGTATATATGGACACATTTCTAATGTTAGATTTGTAAAAGGACAATGTCTATATAAGAAAGATTTTTCAGTTGCAACAGCACTAATGCCGGGAATATAAATATAAAAAAGAAATAAAAGAGATAACGTATGGTACAAAAACTTTCATTCACAGCTAATAGTGTAGTATTAGGAACGGGTAATAGTAGAGTTATATTAGGAGCAGATAGTGGTAAATTAATTGTAAAAGATCGCCACGCAAATACTTCTACTGTTCTGCCTGGTTCTGGTATAGTGGGAGCTACATCTGTTAGTACATATGCTAATAATTCTGTTCTACCAATGTCTCCCGTATCTGCCGCAGGTGCGTTAGCATACTCTACTGCAAATAATACTTTGTTTTTATCTAATGGTTCGGGTTGGTATAAAATAACTACAGTTAACCAAGCTCCTACAATAACTCTAAGTTCAACTACTGCTTCACCCAGCCAATCAGCACTTACATTAGATTATACATATACTACTACAGAACCAGAGGGTACACCAGTAACTGTTTCTCTAGCTAACTCTGGTATTGCAACTGTAGGTAATGTTGCTATAACACACACAACAAGTAATAATCATGTGAGATTGGTATTCGATGGTACTACAGTATATAGTGGCGCAACTGTAACTTTATCGGTAACTGATGGTGTAAATATTGGCACTGGTACTATAACAATTACTACTCAATATCTGGCTTTAAATTCAAGATATACAGATTGGGTATTTAAAGCTGATGGAAATAATAAGACAAATTCTTCATTTACAGATGGTGGAGGAAGTAATCATACAGTAACATCAAATGGTGATGCTCGTATTTCAGCTTTTTGTCCATTTCACCCTGCTGGATATAGTGCATACTTTGATGGTACTAGTACTGGTGGAAATTATATAGATGCTCCTGCATCTGGTAATTTTTTAATAGGAACTGGTGCATTTACTCTTGAAGCTTGGGTAATTTGTGAAGCTAAAGGCACAGATACTTATTATAGACGAATATACAGCCATGATGGACCCAGTGGAAATGCGGTTGGTAATTTTCAAGTTGCTATAAATCCATCAACGGGTTCTGCTGATATGTGGTCCAATTCTGGTGACTTAGATCTGCAAGGAACAATACCTATTGATGATGGGGAATGGCATCACCTTGCATTTGTTAGAAATGGTACGGCTCTGACATCATATGTTGATGGAAAATTAAGTAAAACAGGAACTTATAATGTGGCAATAGGTACACAGAATAGTTCTCAACCAAGGCCTAGAATTGGTGCTTATGGTGGTGGTAGTGGAGACTTTAAAGGATATATACATTCGTTACGTCTTGTAGTTGGTACAGCAGTTTATACTGCGGACTTTGCAGTTCCAGGAGCTTTAACTAATGTAACAAATACAAAACTATTAATGACTTTAAGTCCGATTCCTAGAGATGGTTCTTCAGCTGGCCATAAGCTTACTCAAACTGGCCAAGGCCTTGAGCATAAAAGAGTGCAACCTCGTGACTTTGGAGACTATGCAGAGTGGAAAGTTTCTGATCATGGGTTTTCTCTGGCTATAGATGGTGACGGCGGCGATCATCTCAGCCATAATGATATTGGTATGAGTGGGCTGAATGATTTTACAGTAGAAGGTTGGGTTTATCCTACGAATGGATTCAAGCCTTGGGCCAATCCACTTTATAGTTCCGGGAATGCTACCAGCCTAGCTTCAGAGTTTATATATTATGGTTGGACTTCAAATGGTACTTCGTGTATGTTTTCAAACAAGTCTAACAATAGTACTCCAGCGGTTGAAGGTTCTGCTGATGATATAGTATTACATCAATGGCATCATATTGCCTTTGTTAGGGCAAGCAATCAAGCCAGTATATATGTAAACGGAGTAAAGAAAGCTGGTCCAACTGCAATGTCAGGTACAATGGCCGCGGCCCCGACTGGTAGAGCATATATAGGCGCACAATCATATGATCCAGCCCATGCAAATAGAAATGTTACAGGATATATATCAGATTTTAGAATACATAATACTTGTTTATACACAAATGATTTTACACCACCTTCAGCAAAATTAACTGCAACTTCTGGTACTCAATATTTAATGGCAACTGCATCTAATCCTGGTATATATGATGGTGCAGGTGGCATTGCTAATGCCATTGGCGAATCAGATGAATTACAATTAGTAGGTAATACTAAATCATCTACAGCCACAAAGAAATATGCATCTTCAAGTATGGATTTTGATGGAACTGGCGATTATATTACGTTTATACATCAAGGTGGATTAGGAGATGGTGATTTTACATTAGAAGCCTGGGTTTATCACGATACTCTTGGAACTCAAAGTTGGTTTAGTTCTTATAGAGGATCAACTGGATTTAACGCAGGCACAGATGCAGATGGTGATTTCTTTTGGAACTATAATGGTAGTAGATTGATTGATACCGCAGGAGTGATAAATGCTACAACATGGTACCACGTTGCGTTTGTAAGGACTAATGGTAAGTTGAGGGGATATTTGAATGGTGTCCAACAAGGTGCTGACGCCAACTCAACAACAGATTATTCTGCAAAAGAGATGTGTGTCGGTTCATCATATAATGCATTTACTGAAGCAATGGATGGACACATAGAAGATTTTAGATATTCAAAACGCCCAATATATCCCTTTATACCATTAAAAGAAACACTTTCAACAACATCTTCGGCTCAAAGTGGGATAACGTGTACTGCATCAAATGTTAAATTACTTGCATTAACAACTGCTACTGTAACTCAAGATATTAGTGCAACAAATCATACTATCACAAATGTTAATACTGTAGCTAGTAGCAATTTTGCACCACTCTCTCCAATGAAATCTGCACTATTTGTTGCCGCTTCTAATGAAAAATTAACTATACCAGATGGTACATGGAAAACTTGGGGTGCAAATTTTACTGTTGAATGTTGGATTTATGCTAATTCTTATCCTCATTCATCTCAGAATTATATTTGGGGTGATTATAATTCCTCAGGAACTAGTGCCTCAACCTCTATAAATTTAATTGCAAACAATTCAAGAGTATTATATGTTACTTCATATATAGGAGGTTCCTTAGTCACAGTTTTAACTTCTCCAGTTGCTATGGATTTAAATCAATGGCATCACGTAGCAGTTGTTAGAAATTCAAATAATTGGTATTTATTCTTAAATGGTACAGTAGTTGTTGAAAACACAAGTGCTACTGGAACTATTAATGATTCATCTGAAATTTTTGCGATAGGTGGAACTGGTAATTTTACTGGTAGAGGCTGGGACGGATATATATCTAATTTCAGAGTTAATACTACTCAATCATTATACAATAAATCTTTTACTCCACCTACGACAGAACTTTTTTAAGGTAATTAATATGCAAATAGGACACGTAACTAATCAATACATTAATACTTACATTAATGAAGGTACACAAGTAGCTAATCAACAAGCACAAAGAGTTGTTGATGAACTTTCTGATTATAACAAAATGCAATATCAGAGAGAGCAAGAGAAAAGACAGTATCAGTGGATGGCGTACATAATGATGATGCAGTTTTTCGCAAAGAACAGTATGTGGAATCTTATAGATCAAATGAGAGTACAGAGAAGTCTTGACATAACTGCCTAAAAATGATATAACTTTATTATGAAAAGTAAACATAAAAAATTATGGAAAAAGGTGGCACAAATGGACTTAGGTAATCCCGTAATCACCGCTCTTGTTGGGTTGGTGATTTTTTATATCGGACTTAAAACATTTTCAGGTGGTATGAAAGCTATGGGAAATATGGAGCACCTAAATTGGTTTTTAGGTAATCCGATATATATGTTCCTAGGTGGAATTATAATGACACTTGCTTGGCAATCGTCAAGTTTATCTACTACAGCAATTATAGCCTTAGTCGCCTCGGGAGCATTACCTTTACCTGCGGCTGTCGCTTGTGTTCTCGGTGCAAATATCGGGACAACAGGTACAATATGGTTAGCTGGATTCTTTGTATCTGATGGTATGCCGAAAGGTGATACTTTACGAATAGCAATAGCACATTCTGGTATGAATCTAATAATGGCACTTGCATTACTTCCTTTTGTTGGGAGAATTGGCCAGATGTTAATGAAGATTGGTTAATTTCTAAATAGTGGTGTGAGATTCTCACACTTTTTCATTAACATTTTCAAAGAATAGGATCCTCTATGAAAAAATATTTTTTAGCTTTGGCAACTGCGATAGTATTTGCCTTCCCTGCAGGCGCTTGGGACATTGGTAATGGTATATCTCTTGATAACGAACTTAAAGCGACACACAATCTAGACACACCTGCAACAACAATAACTGCACAATCAGGTATTACAGTTCCATTAATGATGATGGACTTAACTGTAGATGCTGATTTTGATTTAACTGCACTTGGCTCATCAAGTACTTCTGATTTATATCAAGGTATTGACATTGGGTTAGACTATGATGTATCTGATAGTTTAGTTTTAGAAATGAATACTGGTATTGATACAAATTGGGCTAGAGAAGATATCACTCTCTCAATGACATTATCTTTCTAAAAGTCTTGACATTACTCATAGCATCTGTTATTATGATGCTATGAGATTCTATACAAATACTTTTGTACGTGGTAATAACGTATTCATTCGCGGTTATAATAATGGTAATAGATTTAATGAGAAAGTCTTTTACAAACCAACTCTCTACGAACCTGCTAGAGGGCCAACAAAATTCAAAACAATAGATGGACATACTGTTAAACCTAAACAGTTTGAAAGCATTAAAGCTTGTAAAGAATATGTAAGCAAGTTTGAAGATGTAGACGGGTTTAACTTTTATGGTTCAACTCTCCACGCATATACATTTATCAATGATAAGTTTGATAATGATTATGATATGGATCATATACGTGTAGCTAATATCGATATCGAAGTTGGTTCAGAAGATGGCTTTCCAGAACCAGAAGATGCTAATCAACCAATAACTGCAATAACTATAAAGCAAAATGGTATATGTTATGTTATGGGTATTGATGATTTTAAAAATGATAGAAAAGATGTTCAATATATCAATTGTAAAACTGAACATAAACTTATCGATATATTTCTTAAAACTTGGAAGAAACTTGATCCAGATATCATAACTGGTTGGAATACCAGATTTTTTGATATACCCTATCTTGTAAATCGTATCACAAAAATATTTGGTGAATATAAAGCGAATGAACTTTCGCCATGGGGTTTTATACAAGAAAGAAAAATAAATCAAATGCAGAGAACATTACAAGCATTTGAGATTAAGGGTATAGCACAATTAGATTATCTAGAATTGTTTAAGAAGTTTACGTATGCAAATCAAGAAAGTTATAGATTAGATCATATAGCAAGTGTTACTGTTGATGAGAAGAAGCTGGACTATTCAGAGTTTTCAAGCTTACATCAATTATATAAATTAGACTATCAAAAATTCATTGAGTATAATATCAAAGACGTTGAACTAGTAGAAAAGATAGATGCTAAGATGAAACTGATAGAGATGGCTATGGCATTGGCTTATGATGCCAAAGTGAACTATGAAGATGTATATACTCAAGTTCGTATGTGGGATGTCCTTATACATAATTATCTAATGGATAAAAACATTGTCATACCACAAAACAAAAGAACTAGAAAAGATTCTACTTATGAGGGTGCTTATGTAAAAGATCCACAAGTTGGTTTACATAAGTGGGTTATGTCTTTTGACTTAAACTCATTGTACCCACATCTCATTATGCAATATAATATATCACCAGATACATTGATGAGTGGTGATACTCAAGATGTAAATATAGAAGATATTGTAAACCTAAATATAACTACTCAGAAAGATAAAGTGTTAGCCGCTAATGGACAATACTTTAGAAAAGATAAGAAAGGCTTTCTGACAGAGATGATGGAATCTATGTATGAAGATAGAGTTATCTATAAAAAGAAAATGATTGAAGCCCAAAAAGAATTGGAAGAAGTTAAGAGGTTACTCCATGAATAGACAAACTGCATACTTATTTGATACTGATGGTACATTAACAGAATCGTCACAAGTTATTCTAAACTTTCAAAGAAATATTCTATTAAGGTTTATGGAAGAACGTGATGTTTGGATTTGTTCAGGTTCAGATTATTTAAAGATGAAAGATCAACTTACATTTAAAGTAGTGAAACAATGTGAAGGTATATTTGCATCTGGTGGTAATGATCATCTGATAATAGATGAAGATGAAAATGTAAAAAGAGTTTACAATAATGATATAGTATTTACAGACGAGTTGAAAGACACACTAAAAGGATTTCTCAACACTACAAAGACACCAATTAAAACTGGTAATCATATTGATGAGAGACAAGGACTTATAAACTTTTCAACTGTGGGTAGAAATGCTAACAGAGAAGAAAGAGAAGAGTATATTAAGTATGATAAGTTTTCAAGTGAAAGACAAGAGTTTGCTGATATACTAGACTTAATGTACCCTCAATATGACTTCAGGGTTGCAGGTGACACTGGAATTGATATCGTGGAAAAAGGAAAAGATAAATCACAAATCTATGACTATCTAAAAAACAATTACGGATATAATCGTATAGTATTTTTCGGAGATAGATGTGATGCAGGTGGTAATGATTTTCCTATTGCGGAAAGACTTGACATGGAAGTGGATAAGTTGTATTATGTTAGTAATTATGTACAAACTTATAACATATTAGAAAAGATTATGAATGACGAAAAGTGAATTACTAAGACGTAAAGCACAACTAGAAAAAGATATCGCTAAGTTTTCAAATATGCAGTTAGCGAAGAAAGTTCAGCTAAACTCGGCATATGGTGCTTTGGGTAATCAATGGTTTAGATTCTATGATATTAGACAAGCTTTAGCTATTACTAAATCTGGACAACTCTCTATCAAATGGATAGAAGCCCGAATCAACGAATATTTAAATAAGTTATTAGAAACAGACAAAGTAGATTATGTTCTGGCATCTGATACAGATTCTTTATATATTGTATTAGATAAACTTATCGAAAAATTTAAACCTAAAAATCCCATAGATTTCTTAGATCAAGTAGCACAACAAAAGATTGAGCCGTTTATTGATAAAGCTTATCTTCAACTTGCCGATCTTATGAATGCATATGATCAGAAAATGTATATGAAGAGAGAAGCGATAGCTGATATTGGTATTTGGACTGCTAAGAAAAGATATATGCTTAATGTCTATGATAATGAAGGTGTTCGTTATGATGAACCCAAATTAAAAATGATGGGCATTGAAGCTATTAAGTCTAGTACCCCACAAGCTTGTAGAGATGCTATGAAGAAATGTTTTAAACTTATTATGAGTGGTGAACAAGAAGTTGTTCAGAAATATATAGCTGATTTTAAGACAGAGTTTTTTAATTTATCTTTTGAAGATGTTGCTTTTCCTAGAGGTGTGTCTGAGTTAAATAAATACGATAGTGGTGAAAGAGAACAACTTGAGTTAGTAAAGGGTACACCAATTCATGTACGTGGTGCTTTGGTATACAATCATTTAATTAGAGAACACAAACTTGAGAAAAAATACCAAACAGTAAAAGATGGTGAGAAGATAAAGTTTTGTTATATGAGAGAACCAAATAGTATGAAGCAAAATGTTTTATCTATCCTTAATGTTTTACCAACAGAGTTTGGTGTTGAGAAGTATATAGATTATGAAACACAATTTAACAAATCGTTTTCAGAACCCCTTCAACTTATACTAGAGAAGATTGGTTGGAGTGTAGAAAAACGAGCAACATTAGAGGACTTTTTTTCATGAGTGATTTAGATTTCGATTTCGGCTTTACAGCCGTCACAGAAGACGAGTTAGAAGTCGTACAACAGGCCCAAAAAGATGCAACTTCTTCAAAAACAGGACTTGACAAAACGCAACAAAAATGCGATACTCTATATAATATGATGAAACCTTTGCTGAATAATTTAGCGAAGAACCCAGAAAAGGATTACATCTATTGGCCTGGTAAAACAAGAATGTCAAAGATAGAAGAATTTTCAGATAAACTAGATAAGGTATATAATGGCTGATTTTTTAAAAAATGTAATAAGTGGAATTGAGAATACAAATATATTAGCAGATGGTGGAAACTCATCTGAATTTACAGGAACAATAGATACTGGTTCGTATATTATGAATGCAGTATTAAGTGGTAGTTTATATGGTGGTGTACCAAATAACAAAATCACAGCCTTTGCCGGGGAGTCGGCAACTGGGAAAAC